CTAGGCATCTTACGGATGTGGTTGAGTAGGTCTTCGATTTTTGTAAAACTATTGTAATCATGAAAACCTTTGACGCGTTCGACACCAGCCTCGTACACTTCTGCCACCAACTCCTCCCAATCACCAGACGTACAACCACGAGCAAGGAACTGGATTAACCCTTGGTCTTTCTTGGAGAGTCTTTTACCGCTCTCTCCTTCGAACCACGAGATTTCATCACCACACAAGTCCTCTCGGACCCACTCACTACGTTTACCGAAAGATACCTTAGCTGCATTAACTACAGACAGGTCAGTTCCCATGTGATCTATGCATGTTGCTTTCATTCTTATAGTCCTTCCTTAACAAAAGTTTCTACCCACACCTTAGTCATTTAGTTTAAACCCTTCTGAGGTCTCAAGGTTTTAACACCAGAGTTTCTACCGCCTGCTATCAGTATCCTCATAACATATAATCCTTATCTGAGTTAGAGGCAACCCCATAGATATACCACAGGGTTGCCTAGTGTTCTTACTCTAACGTCCACTCTTTTATCATAATTTCCTCACAATCTAGGGCTTCCTCCAAAGGCATACCTAAGAAATCCTCCCACTCTTTTGCAGCTTTGAGTGCTAGTTCTTTAGAGGAGTAAACCCAAGGCTCTTCTGTAATGTTCCAAGCTTCCCCCTTTAGTTTATACACTGTTGTCTTTCCCATCGTATCTCTCCTTATGTTAAGTCAACAATTTCGCAGTTTCTTTTCTCCGTCGATCTTTACGTCATAGCGTAAGTTTATGATTTATACGCCATAGAGTAAATTAGGTCAAGTCAACAATTTCACAACTATCACCTGAACATGCCATAGTCTGCATACCAGATGTGTTGTCCTCTTGTTCATACTCTGAAAGCTTAGACCAGTCAATAGTCTTTGGCATAATACCCTTAAGTTTCTTATAGTCTGACCTTCCACACTCCTGATAAGGTGCCTGTTGGTATGTACCACCGTCATACGGCAAGAAGGATACACCAGACATCTCATCAAAGTGTTCATAGACAAAAGCACCTACTTCCATCCATTCGTCATCCTTAACTGACACAGTAACCGAAGGCTTGTGCTCACACCAATGACGCTGATAGATCAACCAAGTCTTAAGCTGCTCCATAGCTGACACATCGTCACGTACTACAGCACCTTCAGGAGACTTCACAGGGAAGCTAAACACTGTAGTAGTATCTGGCTTCATCACACAAGGCTCATTAGGGATACTTTGGTCCTTCATAAACTGTGTCAACGGGTCTTTGTTATCTCCACGAACAGTGCGAATATAGTAAGGACTATGACGGGTGTGAATACCAGAAGCGCTGTCAACCAACTGAGAAACTGTCCCAGAGGGTTTAACACATGTGATTGCTGCACTAACAGGAATGCCCAGACGGTCAGCCCAAACAGCGTTAGTGTCAACAGCAATACCTCTAAGATGCTCAAGAGTTTTCTCCAATCCTTCGTTAGCTGAGGTCATCAGCGGGTTGTCCATAATACCTGTCATACTGACACCCAACAAGCGTTCTTCCTCAGTATTTCTTTGCCAGACTTTTCGTAGATATGGAAAGTGTGTGTAAGTTGATTGTATTGTGCCCAGCACTGTTGCAAGTCGTACTTTTCGCTCAAGGTCTCCAATTGTATCTGTAGCTCGTACAACCACTTCCGTGAGATTGCAGAACTGATACGGCCTAAGGATAATCTCTGAGCAAGGGTTGGTACCAAACTCAAAGTTAGGGTCTCGTCGTCCATTCTTAGCTGCCTGCTTCTTACTTGCTTGACGGTTGAACACACCACGTTCACCAGACTTACTCTCAACTAGGGCAAGCCACTCACGCATAAAGGTCTCCATGTCAGGCTTCTCTGTGTAGCTTACAGAGTTGTTAGCCAATGCACGTTGACCTTGAGTTTCCCACCACTGGCCTGACTTAGCGTGACGCATACGATCATCAGACAGGTTACTCAAGCTAATCATAGCGGAGCGACGGACACCACCAACTACAACTACCTCACCAATCTTACACATAATGTCATGGCACTCAATAGAGGACAGCTTACGACCAGTAGAACCTTTGAACTTTTCAATAGTAAATCGGAACAGGTCAACCAGAGGGGCAGGACCAGAGGCACGACCACCGAAGGTCTTGAGTTTAGCACCAGCAGGACGAACCTTAGATACGTCCCACTTAGGTACTTCACCAGCCCACAGCAGAGACATCAGTTGACGGTAAGCCTTAGCCCAACCTTCCTTGCTATCCTTGACTACGATTGTGGTGTCACTCACGAACAGTTGGTCAGGAACATCAGGTAGCTTAGAGATGAACTGCCGCTCAACTGAGAAACCTACCCCTGTACCACACAACAGGATGAACATAGCCTCATCGAAGGACTTGGGGTCATCTACTGGCAGATAGCTACAGTTGTACATACAGGTGTTGTCACGGTTAGCTGCGGCCCCTGCTGTCATCAAGGAACGCATGGAGGGCATAACCTCAAGGTTCATTACAGACTCTAGCAGATCGCCGTATACTTTGGTGTTGAAGTGGTCGTCTTCATCGCTGCACTGTTCTGCAACCACGTTCATCATATAACGATCAACAGTCTCCCCGAAGGTCTCACGGCGTCCCTCTGTGTCTAGCCATTTAGCATAACGAGATAGCCCAATAAATGTTTGGTAGTCAGTTGGTAGTACGTTGTTAATCATTCAGTTGTCCGATCTCTGCGTAATGTGTGAAGGTTTCAGACTCTCCAACAGAGGAAAAGTCTTTAATAGTCTGGTCGTAGGGGCCGCGCCAAAGGTGGTGTTTTTTGCCTTTGAACGTAATAACTTCCCCCACTACAATCATGGGAGTCTCAACAGAGGCGAAGTCTTTTCGCAACAGAATTAGAGTGTCTTCAGGAGCTTCTTTTATTGGTTTCCAGTTAATCATTCAGATTTTCCTCGCTTCTGTTTGTCTTCATCAAGCCACACCAAACGATCAATGTCAGCACGGTTAATACCTATGTCCCTCAACTCACGGTTAGTCAGTTGATTTAGCTGTTTGATAGCCTCTCGGTGTTCCCGCCAAGTAGCCAAGTAGTTCATGTATCGCCAAAACCAAGTCATTACCGATCATCTCCTGATCCTTGCAAAGTCCCACGTTCCTTACGAGAGGACAGTTTCTCCATATTCATCTTAATAGTATCCTCTGGGTCCAACCTTAAAGCACCATGAAGAGCATACCAGTAGAAGATAACATCCCCCAGTTCCTTCTGGATAGCTTTTTTATCTAGCTTGGTATCTCTAAAGTATTTCTTAACCTTCTCAGCTACCTCACCAGCCTCACCTACTAGACCCAGTGTATTCTCAGCAAGACGATCCTGACCGTAAGTTAGAACCATAGACTCTACGAACCCTTCGTAGTTTACTTCTTTACTATTACCCAGAACCTCTTCTTTGGTTACTTCCTCATTGTTCAAGAACCAAAACTTAGAACCATCAGCATATTCAATAGCAGGGCCATCTTCTCGGTGATACTTACCGTTAAACCACCACTCTTTAGTTCCACTAGCATATTCAATAGCAGGACCATCTTCTCGGTGTAGCTTACCGTTCAACCACCAAGACTTATAGCCATTAGGATATTCAACAGCGGGACCATCTTCTCGGTGTTGCTTACCGTTCAAGTACCAATACTTATTGCCGTTATCATCAACTTCCATAACAGGTTCTTCTTTAGTCTTAGGCAATGCTCCGTTGTTCTCCCCATAGTTTCCATACTCATCAAAGCGGTTAGCCTTAGCTTTTTCAATGGCCCGTTTAGTCTCTTCATCAGTCATAGGTTTAATCATATTATAGCAGTCTCCCATAAAATTCAGTTGGCCCTGTATGGTTCCAATCAAACAAGTACCAACAACAGTTGTCCTTACCTACGCTCTTACTACCTTCGATCCACTTGACCCTGCCAACAGACACAACCTTCTTGCAATACGCCATGTACTGTGCGGACTGCTTAGTGTGCATCCAATCGGCATCAAACAATAACCAAGTAGGCATCTGGACACTATACCACTCAATGAACGGATGCAAGAACTTTCTGTCCCACGGCGGGTTAGTGATGCAGAAGTCTACATGCGCGTAAAACACAAGGGATAGCGCATCATACCGCCAAATGTCATCTGCTTGAGGTTCAATGTCACTCTTCTGAACACACACCCCAGAACCTTGAGTTAGCTCCGAGATGTGGTTTACGAGGCGACCATCGCCAGCACAAGGTTCTACATAAGTAAACCCCTCATACGGGAGATGGTCAACTAGAGGCTCTACAGCTTTAATAGGTGTTGGGTAGTAGTCACGTTCAACCCTAGTGAAATTGCTGCGTTTCCCCATATTGGTAATCCTCAAATGATTCTACATAAGATACCAGAACTGCAAGTGTGATCTGTGTTACTACATACGTCTTATATCCAACATAGGCAATATAGATAAGCAGAAACAAAGTCAACACCATAAATACTGCTTCAATCATTGTTTTTCTCCTTAAACTGAGGGTCATCTAGGATGCCTTGTAGGTACTCCCGCAAACCTTCGGCACCCACCATCATTTTCATAACACGGCAGAAGTAGTAGATGCCCTTCTTCGTATCATACAAAGGTGTTGTGCCTGACTTGTCACCCCAACGGCCTAGACCTTTGAATACGTCCTTCAGATGAATAGCATATACACCCCATTTGTTCTGAGCAAGGTATTCCATCTGGTCGTTAAGAGTTACCCAGTCTTGGAAAGGCATATCGTAGTAAGAACTTGGGCCTCCGTCACTTTCGGTGCTAGGGCTGTTTACGTTGTCTTGACTCTTTTTACCCATAACCTCTTCTTCAGTTACCCTCTTACCGTTAAACCACCACTCTTTAGTTCCACTAGCATATTCAATAGAAGGACCATCTTCTCGGTGTCGCTTCCCGTTCAACCACCAAGACTTATAGCCATTAGGATATTCAATAGCAGGACCATCTTCTCGGTGTAGCTTACCGTTCAAGTACCAAAACTTAGTGCCCCTTTTATTAATTTCAAAAGTTCTTTCTTCGGACACACTAGTCATTCCCATATTCCTTCTCAAGCATATCTATAGATACAAACATAGGCTCAAACCTACCGTTGTCAACCTCCTTCATTAGAACCACTCCGTTCCACCAGCTTAGGTTCGCTTGTCCCGCCCAAGATTCCTCATGTCCTTTGTAACAGCCAACCACCATCCCAATACTACCTGCGTCATCTTTAAAGTACACATCACGTTTATGGCTATGACCACATACAGAAGAGTTGTGACGATTGTTGATGACGGTGTAAGCATGGTGAATACCAGAAGTAGCTGTCCCATAGTTACCAGAACTAAAGAAGTGAGCAAAGTCAACACCACAGTAGTTAGCGATTGCGGGGGCCGAATTATAGTATTCGTGGTAGTCATTGAACCATTGGTCTGTTTGAAGATGCCCGAAGGAAATCCCGTAGCCTTGTCCCGTCCTATCCTCGTTTCTGGGGCTTTCTGCAATAGCCTTCTTGATCCTATTTTCATGGTTCCCCTCAAAACCTACCCAATGGAGTTTCTTACGCTTCAGTTTCTTATATGGTCTACGTAGGCGGTCCATAGCTTCGTTGTAATGGTTAATATCGTCACCATAGTTCTGCATTACTACAGCCTGTGGGTAACGAGTGTCAAAACTATTGAGGCTCCCCATGTCAGCACCGTCACCCAAGTCAATAACCATATCCGGTTTAACATCAGCAATATACTGACCTAGCCAGTCGAAACGCTCGTTACCTACTGACGGGTCTGTGTGGCTACAAGAGAACACTATAATGTCTTTAGTCATCTTCAGTTACCTCTTGATCTTGCAGGTATGCACTTAGGTAGAACAATGCGTCCTCTAAGTCAATATTGTTAGTTTCTAGCAGTTGAACTAGCTTAGTCATCCTTAGTCTCCTTAACAAAAAGTTTTTCAAACATAAGTTTACTGTAGATTGCTTCTGCTAGAAACAAATGTAGGCTAGACTCTACGTGGTCCATACCGTGATCGGGCTTCCAGCCGTTCTGCAACTCTCTGTGTGAAGGGCTAGGGCCATACCCGTAAATACTAACCTCCATAGGATAATCATAACCCCCAGAAAGCATAGATACTGTCAACTTTGTCTTGTAATGCTTGTTAGGCAAGTCCTCAAGAGTTACCTTAGTTATCTTCATCCTTAGTCTCCTCAATTCTCATCTCAACTTCAGGTTCCTCAAGCCACTCATCAGGAATGTACTTGTTAGAATACAGGAACCCATGACGCTCACACCAATCAGCATAGGAAGTCTTACTACCTTTGTTGATTTTAGAGTTCGCATTAGTAAACACGAATCTAATGTCCAACTTAGGGTATTGTTCCTTAATACGCAAGTGCTTTCGTCTATCTGCGGGAGTAAACCGCCCTTTAGTTTCTACGATGATACCGTTACTCTCTAGCACAAAGTCAGGTGTATAGGACCGCCACTGGTGATCCTCCCACTTGATCTTGTGCTTCTCATATTCGTATGGGATACCTCTTTCCTCTAGGTGCTTGCAGTTGTCAGCCTCAAGACCTGAACGTACCCCATACTTTAGTTGTGCTGCCTTACGCTTACTGCTCACTAATAGGTTCCTCAACTCTAGCATACTTTATGAAAGCTGCGAACCTACTGAATACTTGTTGAGAGACTAAATGTTGTTTTAACTCTTTGTCATAACCAAAGGAGTCTCTAACCCAAATCAAGAAGTCCTTTTCATTCTGTGTCATACTGGAGGCTCCCACATTTCACCTTCATACCTACGCAACCAAAGCAACCTAGCGTTCTCTAGTAGTTCATCTGCGTCACCCTTGTACATCTCTAGTGCCTTAGCATACATCTCTTGTACCGTAGTACACCCTTCGTACGCCTTCTCAGCTTTCTTAGGGCCAATACCCGGCACACCCTGAATGTTGTCCACTTGGTCTCCTGTCAGCAGTTGCTTGTAGAAGAAGTAATCGCCTTGCTCTTGGCTAACCTCTGTCCACTCTTGTTTAACGAAGTTATAATGCGTAGCTGGGATCATAAGCAAGTCTTTGTCGATAGAAACGATAGTACAATCCCCGTTCAACTCAGTAGCCTTAATCCCAATAGCATCATCAGCTTCCTGACCTTCTACTACTTCAGCCATCCATCTGATCTGTAGTTGCTGCCGTGTAGCTGCTAGGTGTTCAGGTTTCTCCCCCCTCTTTCCTTTGTAAGGCTTGATAGTTGCGATGTCAAAACGGAAGTTGTTGCCTCCGGTCAAGTAGAACCAAGTGTTCTCCCCTAACACATACTCTTCTGGGAAGTGACAGTCACACATAATGTCATTACATATTTCATCAACCTTCTGCCTTGCCTGTTTCTCAGGTTCATCTCTTGCTGAGAACGCTGCACGGTAGGCAATGATGTCTGCATCTACTAGAACATTCAAGTTATTCTCCTTTTGGCCAGAAACAAATCAAGCAGACTAAAGCTGGACCTAGTATAAGCATAAGCTTAGCTAGAAAAACCACACCCACCATATTATTCTCCTTTTGGCGGATTAGGTAAAGGCATCCATTTTGCGTTGATTGCATCAAGGGGGTCTGGCTTGTGTTCTGCTCCCTCAATTTCTCCGCGCTGCCAGACATCACGAACAAACTGGTTTGTGCCACAGTCCCACATAGCCATTTCAGTGACGTAATCAGGCCACCCCATCAGGAATGATTTACCATCTTTAGGCGCGGTCTCAATAGGTTGCCATTCCATCACAAAGTCTCCGCACGATAGATGTCACCATCAGGTGTACTAAGCTCAAGCATATCCACATAGTCAAAACCGCAACCTCTGATGAACTTGAGTGTGTGATAGGACACCTCGTGCAAATCCTCCGCGTTGAACTCTCGTGTTACCTTGATCCCATCAGGACCATCGTAAGTCATAGTGTACTTTTCAATCATATCAGACTTCCTTTAGTTAAAATAAGGGGCCAACCTAAGCTGACCCCTAAGTTTATCAGATGTTGAACATCTCATCTTCTTCAGAAGAGTTCTCTTGAGGCGCTACGAAGTCTGTAACTGCAAGAGCAATCAGTCGGATACCTGAGCCGTTGCCGTAGTCCTCAAACTGCACCATAGCCTTAGTGCCTTTACCTAGAGAACCTTGTCCCTCATAAGACCACAGAGCCTTGTTTTCCTCCCCTTGTGTGTAGTCGATAACTTTAGGTGCCCCCCCAAAGTCTACCTCCTGTTCGTTTCCGTTCTTGTCCTTGAAAGTCTTAACATTTTCAAACAGTCGGGCAATCTTCATGTACTTCCCAATGCCCAACTCTGGGTCTCCATCTTTGAATCGTGCGTGTCCAAGGTTTTCCTCGTTCACACCAGCGTCGATAAGTTTTTGAATCTGGGACTCATCTGTGAAGTACCCGTTGATTACACATTGTCCGTTGTGGGCTGCGATCTTACGACCTGCGTTGTTGTCATCGTTACCCATGTCACGGTCCTCCTCGAACACTCGTGCATAGTCCAGAATCATTTCCATTACGTGTTTAGCCATAGTATATATCCTTTATGTTGGCTTCAGTAGTAGTTCAGTTATTTGGTCCTCACGGTAGGACTCGAACCTACAACCAATGACTTAGAAGGTCACTGCTCTATCCAGTTGAGCTACGTGAGGTGTATCTTATGTCAGACCTGAGATGCAACCAGAAAAGACTACATCTTTTAGTTCTTTTGGGGACAACGTGCTACCTGTCAAGTAAACAAATTCAACAAGTGCTGCTGCTAAGTCGGAATCTAGACCGCTAATCGTCAGTGTGTTAAAGATAACCTCTGGTCCGATACCTACGTCACGCGCTTTAGCTGCTTCAAAAACAACAAATGCCCAGTCAGAGCAATCCTCCACTGGACCTGCTGTAGCTGATGTTGTTGCCAGTCCCAATGCTAGGGCTGTTGTTAGGATTAAGTTTTTCATTTGACAACCTTTACGTTCTTACCTAGAGCTTTGCAGATTTCTTCCATAGTCATCTCTTCTACTGGGTTCATAACCTCTTCTTCAGTTACCATCTTACCATTCAACCACCACTCCTTATCGCCATCGGCCCCTTCAAAAGCAGGACCGCCCTCTCGGTGTAGCTTACCGTTCAACCACCACTCCTTATTACCACAAGCCAATTCAACAGCCGGACCATCTTCTCGGTGAAACTTATCGTTCAAGTACCAAACCTTAGTGCCACAAGCATACTCAACAGCCGGACCATCTTCTCGGTGAAACTTATCGTTCAAGTACCAAACCTTAGTGCCATTAGCATACTCAATAGCAGGACCATCTTCTCGGTGTTTCTTACCGTTCAAGTACCACCACTTATCGCCATTAGCATAAACTTTTACTGTGTATTCAATCATATCACCCTCTCTAATGAATTTCCGAATAGTTGTCCCCGAACTCAGGGGTAGTTGACAGTTTTACGTTTAGCTTCAGCTTATCGTTAGTCTTGTCCATAGCTGAGTAAACTGCATCAGATGTCTTAGGCTCATACCCCCGTTTAACCAAGAAGATAGCCTCATCGTGGAACTGACCTATAGCATCTAAACCCAGACTAATACAATACCCTAACCAAGTGTCAAAGCAGTAGACACCTGTACTTTGGTTCAACGTAGAAAACTTGTCCTTGTCATGCCGTAGAGAATACCAGAACTTAGACACAGGGTTATAGAGCCACATCTGACCGTCCCTAGTCTTCTTAGTTTTAGTATCCTTAGCGATAGCCTCAAGAGACCAGTTACGCTTCCAGAAGGCATCCAGAAGTTCCTCTGCATCCTTAACCGAGAAGCCGCCCCTACGAGACAAACCTAGAGGCTTAATACCATAGGTAGAACTGTAGTTCGTCACCTTGTATGCCTTACGCAATGACTTCAAACTACCTGTCTTATTGTGTTCCTCAATCTGTTCATCAGTTACTTCACCAGCAAACTTCGCTAGGTCTAGGTGTGCATCAAAACCTTCTGTCTGTTGTGTGGCTACATACTCAGGGTCATATGGCGTCATATAATGCATCTTGGTGTTTTGTTCCAAGCTGTCCATATCTGCCCCACAAACGCAATAACCTTCAGGTGCAATCAGTAGTCCTCTTATCTCCTTACCGTAAGCCTTATCTACACCCGTCAGGTTAGCTAGAGGTTTCACGTGCTTGAACCTCAGTGTGTTAGTTAAACCGTGTACACCAGCAAACACATAACCTTCACTGTCCAGAGCCTTAAGGAAGCCTTTGACTACAGACTTACGGTGTTGAACAATAGACAGACCCTCAAGAACCTTAACAGCAGGATCAACATCAGCCAACCGTACTACACTCTCGGTTAGTTCCCCGTCTTCCCGTACTTGTGGGACTGTCCTAGTGTCTCCATTAGGCTCTCGTTTATAGTCAAACGTGCAGGGTTCCCAACCTAAGCTGTATAGCCAGTCTTTTACTTGTGCATGACTTGCAGGGTTTCCATCCTCGTAGCCATCAATAATGTTAAAAGTCTGTACATTCTCTGGTTGGCAGTTCTCCTCACGTAGAGCCTCAAACTTAGCCCCATGTGCTGAGAGTGTACCGTCCTTCTTGTACATAACTTTAGGTCTATTGACAGCCTTAAAGATAGTCTTCTTAGGCATAGACTTTACTAGTTCTTCATGTTTCTCCTTCTCAATAGTTTCTAGTGTTTCCAGCAGAGCTTCAGCTTTAGGTACATCAACCTTCCACTTCAGTCTCTCCTGATCTGCGGCACACTGCATCTTGAAGTTAAGATACTCAATGTAGCGCCATGCGTCATCACTAAGAGGTTTCATTTACAGCCCTCATAACTCTTTGTTTCCGACCTGACTTACCTTGCCTTTTATCGCCATCCCTAAAAATAAACCCTTTCCTGTGAAGGGCAGAGAACCTAGCTGTGATAGAACTGTAGGGGTAGTTTTTGTACTTATCCAATATTTGATCTGCGATACACCCCTCTTTACCGTAGGAAGCTATCTCTTTGTAAACCATAGCCTCTAGCTTAGTGGTGTCTACAGAATTGGCTGCGTCTACACTAGTGTCAAGAGAGTTTTTTCGGTGAAGCTTGTGTGGTGGGGTTCCAAAGTCTAATTGTTCTTGCTTAGTCATCCGTACAGTTCTCCTAGTTTACGTCTCAAGTCTTCCCACAGACGCCAGTTAATCTTAACGTCACTCTCGCAACGAAACGTGTAGTCTTCTCTAGTCAGGTTCTCCCAGTCCTTAACTACAGGCTTAGGTACACCGTAGTCAACCCCAAAACCTTCCAGACCGTAGCTACCCCGTTTAGGCATAAGAGTTACAGACAGAGGGTAGGTATCCACCAGACGCTTAGGTTTAGACACCTGCAACACCTTAGCTAGTGCTGGGAAGTCGTACCCTATGATGTGATGCCCGATGAAGATACGGTCTTGCTTGAAGAACCCCTGAATATCACCGTAGTCGTAGATAGACTCTGGTTCACGCATTGTTTCATCTTTGTAACTTACTACGTGTACCCTGTCAACTACATCTAGGAGTCCGTTCGTCTCTATGTCAAATACTGTTTCTAACATTCTTAAGCCTTTCTGCTGCGGCCTGACGTTGCTCTTCAGTCAAGTTTCTAGGTTTAATGTTAGGGTTCTTACCTAGACGAAAGGGCCACAAAGCGCAGTTTGTACAAGGGCAAAGTTTAACCTCGTTAGCTGTGTAGTTGCAGTCAAGACACTTGGCCCTGATAGCCTTCATAGGTGTCATACCTAAACTCCCTTTACAATAGTAGTCTCGGGGTCATAATGCAAACGACCAGCTTCCCCTAGACGTGAATACGGACGGTTCTTAGTGACCTCTACGTTAGTGTAGTTAGCGTCGTCACCTTCAGCCTTCATGTCTCGTTTCAGTTCAATTAGCATAATAGCTTCCTCTTCGATTGACTTAGCATACTTAGTCTTACCATCGTCATTGACGTGAGAGATACAGATGATCCCTACGTTACGCCGCTTAGAGAACTCAACCAACCTTACACCCAACTCAGTTAGAGCAGCAGTAGCCCCATCAACACCAGAGAGATACGCTAGTCGCTGCAAATGGTCAATAAACAGATAGTCACAACCGTAGACTGTTACTGCGTACTTAGCTTGCTTAAGCGTATCTTCGATAGGGTCTTGAGGGTTGACCTCAAAAGCAACGAACTTGTTATCTTCTACTACCTCACTGATAGCAATGTCAAGCGATTCGTTACTTACATCGTAAAACTCCTGATCTTCCTGTGTGTTCACATTCTTACCAAGATGATACGTTGCCATACCCCTAGCTGTTGTACTCTTCATCTCCTCCATGTGCAAGACACCTACACGCATGTTCTTCTTAACTACCAGATCATGCTGTGCCGCTCGGAATACACTGGTTTTACCTGTACCCGGTGGTGCCTTTACTACCGTGATACCCCCTTTAACCCAACCTCTGATATTGTCATTAAGAGCCTCAGAGAACGTAGGTGTGTACTCATAAGGTGTCTCCTCATGAACAGCCTTAAGCCAATCCTCTGCACCTGCTGTGAAGCCTGCTGGACTGTACTTCTTAGCTGACCACCAAGCACTCTTGTATGACCGCCCAGCCTTAGCTAGTAGGAAGTCGTTAGCATCCTTGTGTACACCGTGGTCCATGATGTGTACCTTCTCAGGGAACAGATCAAATAGAACCTCAGCTACCTCACGTCCTTTATCGTCATTATCAACAGACAAGATAATCTGGTCAAAGCTGTCCAAGTAAGCCGATACGTTGCCCCATAGCTTACCGTTAGGGCTTGCAGAAGGTAGTGACACCACAGGGTTAATGTAGCCGCCACCAGAGAGCATCTGGTGAGCACTCATGGCATCCAGTTCACCCTCACATACAGTAACCTTACGAGCACAACCTACAGGGAACAGATTGCTACCGAACAGACTGTCAGCTTTGAACCCCGAATTACGACTAAAGTCTTTAGGCAGCACCCGTACCTTGTTAGTCCCGTTAGGGTAAGGATACACCTGTTTAGTGTCGTTAGTCTTAACACCGAAGAACTCCATAGTAGAAGCTGAGATACCTCGGAACTCTTTATAAACCAAACCGTCAGAGCTTGTGTTGTCTACTACCGTAAACATATCGTTGTTTGGCTTAGGTGTCATATCGTCCATTTGTTTCCTATCATTCTTTAGGGGATACTTCTCAGCCGCCCAATCCTCACACACCATACCTTTAGAGGGATAACTCGTATCACAACTAAAACATTTACCTATTTGTTTCTCTGTTTCCCAACTGAAAGCATCAGATGAACCGCAACCAGTAAAGGGACACGGACCCATGATGTTAGCCATTATGTCCTCCTTAAGTTATACTTATGTTTTACTTAAGTTCTTATTCTTATTAAGATTAACAAGATAGAAGAAACTTATGTTTATACTTATGTTACCCTTTCGCACTTATATATAGTGGCACATTTCAGAAGGGTCAATTCACGTAATGTTACAGTTCCCACTTTTTGTTCACAATATGCTTTTTGACATTCTGGCTGACAGCTTTAAACTTTTTGCTCATAGCTTGTTTGGATACCCCTACCATGTCACCTAGTGACTTGCCATCCAGACCCAACTCAAAGTGTGCGTAGAACAAACTGTAATCTTCATCGGTCAAACACTCTTGAGCGGCTTCCCAGATTTTCTCAACCAAGTCTTCCTTAGACAGTTCTTCCTCTTGGTTAGATGTATGGTCGGTATCATGGTACTCAGACCGGAACTGGCCTTGAGCTAAGATAACTTTGGCCCACTCAAGGTTTTCTTCGGTGTAATTAGTCTCTACGTCATCTGAACCCATACCTTTTGCCATACGCACAAGCTTCTCAGGCATATGTACAGGTAGAGAGTCTACGTTAAGAAACTTCCACTGCGCCCAATTTATAACCTGATACAAACGCTGTTCAGTTACCGAAGGGTTCAGGTTGTACTCCTCGTATGCCGCAAGAACACCCTCAGAGATAAGGTCGTCGTAGTGGCTTGTGTTGCGGTATTTATAGGCACTCTTTTTAGACAGCGTTTCGATCCACTCAGGGTTCATTCTTGCGGCTCCAGATTGTGGTCATAATACTTATTGCTAAGGTTCTCGAAGTTTGTCAGCTTAGGGAAACTGTCTCGACGGTCTTTGTCAGTGTTGTTGACTGTCCCAGCCCAAACATCAGCCCCCAAGTTCATACCTTCAGGATCACCCCAACGTGTCACCTTGCTTTCGTATTCCTCTGCTGGTATTTGTGTGGCTCCTACGTTACGGGGTATCTGGTCGTTCCACACTTGAATGGGTAGCTCAGGTTTAGTCAGGTTCTCACCCATGTAGTAAATGTTCATATTATACTTCCTTTAGTTCATACTTGACGCCATCAATCTCCACTACTTTACCTTCACAAGTAGCCTTAGATGTACGTCTCTTATGTTCTTCTTCAGTTACTTCTTCGTCGTTCAAGTACCAAGACTTATAGCCATTAGCCCCTTCAATAGCAGGACCATCTTCTCGGTGTAGCTTACCGTTCAAGTACCAATACTTATCACCATTAGGATATTCAAAAGCAGGACCATCTTCTCGGTGTTGCTTACCGTTCAACCACCAAGACTTAGAGCCATTAGCATATTCAATAGCAGGACCATCTTCTCGGTGTTTCTTACCGTTCAACCACCACTCTTTAGTTCCACCATCATATTCAATAGCAGGACCATCTTCTCGGTGTTGCTTACCGTTCAACCACCAAGACTTAGAGACATTAGCATATTCAATAGCAGGACCATCTTCTCGGTGTTTCTTACCGTTCAAGTACCAATACTTATCGCCATTAGCATAAACTTTTACCGTGTATTCAATCATATCAGTTTTCCCCTTGAGTGTCCCAGTAAATATTAGCCATAATCAAGTCTGCAAGTGTCGCTAGGTCAGAAGTCACAGGAACCTCTTTGTCACCTACGAAACCTACATACCTATAGAAGTCTGGGTCTTCATTCACTACCGCATAACCCGTATCGTCAATGTACCATGAGCCTTGACCAAACAAGTCAGCACCCACAGTGTATCTCTTGCCTCCATATGTGAAGTCAGCCCAAAACTCTCTCTCTTGTTCTTCCATTCCCGTTTCCTATTTATAAGGGGTTTCATTAGTGTAGAAAATGTGATTCCCTACCTTACCGTCCATACTATACTCTTCGGACCAGAAAGGCAAGACATTTGTTGTATGGTAGTGTGTACTTGTCATGCCTAACGTATTTCCTTCTAGGGCGTCCTTAGCTACCTGTTGGCTCTCTACCCATGCAATCTTGTCTTGATGCCCTGTGTGTCGAGTAGGATCGTCGTGTAGTCCGTCGTGGGTATAGCTAAAGGCTTTATGTTCGTTCACTACACCACAAACTGAGTTAGGGTAGCGCTTATCTTCCATTCTGTTGATGATGACGTTAGCTACTGCCTCCTTTCCTTCGTAGGGTTCTCCCCGAGCTTCAAAGAAGATTGCTACTGCTAGACAGGTTAAGGGGTCCATGTGTATCTCCTCAAGAGCCTAAGAAATCTACCGCAAAAATCTCTAATCTATGGCTCTCGTAGTTTTCATACCGACACAAGAACCTAACATGGTTCCGCGCTGCTTGATTGGTTGCAAAAACAGCAATTGGCTCGTCTAACATGCCGCCCGTATTTACAACTACAAAAACTTCATTCATCTGTATCTCCGAGTATCGTTTTTATACAAGATATACAAGGCTACAGGTAATAACAAGAGTGCTGCACCATTAGTAATTACCACCACTACAAAATATAACGTGGAAACCGCGAATAAAATTAACCATAGTAAGAAAAAAACAACAAACGCTAAGACCCCCGTTTCGGTCCCAGTCATCAAGTCAGAACACCATTCAATAAAGTCAGACATCTTCAATTACCCCTTGTTCGAAAAAGTTAAAATCGTAGTACCACATAGCCTCCTTATTAGTCAAGAGGCCTTGCTGGTGTAGTTCTGCTGATAAACGGGGGTTCATGTTGCGCTCCTGTCACCTACTAGGATACGAAGGTAGTCTGGGTTGTTTTTAGCTATATTTTTTAGCACAGGGATAATATATCCTCCGTCCTTATAAGTACCCCCTTCCTCGTACAACACTTTCTCCACCAGAGAATCTAGGTCTGCCTTAAAGTTTGCCTCTATTGCATCCTCCCGGCTAAGGTGTAGCTTCCCCGTTTGGTCTGGGTATGCGGTTACTGGCTCTAGTTCTGCTGCAGTGTATTCGTTCATACCACCCACTCCTGACCTGCACCTTTGATAGACAATACGTTGTCCAGTTTGAACGCCTTGAACTGCTCACCGTCAATCTTGATAGGGACTACACCGTTAGCTTGGAAAGCCTTACGTACAATCTCTGAGCGTTCGTTATTCTTGAGGCCCTTCTTAATGTTGATACGTCCGTTGTACACTCGTACCTTACCGTCCTTAGCTACAAACTCTACAGTGAAGAACTTGTTACCGATTAGTTCCAAGGCGTCACGAACTGTCTCTTTAGTTAGCATTGTGTTTATCTCCTGATGTGTTCTGTAGTTAGGTATAAGGTGATTCTAGGGGTTAGTCAACTGTTCTTTGCCTCTTGGAAGCTACATTCGTCATGCAACACAATCTCAGCATCAGTTTCTATCCAGACCCTAGCTCCACACTTAAGCTGTCCTTCGTCTGATACCATAGTGCTTGGCCCTAGAATGTCAACAGACCGAGCGTATCGGGGTTTACCACTCTTGGAGAACTTCACTGTGTACACAGGTCTGTTACCTCCGTCCTTTGCGTTCATAGCAATAAACTGTCGGTTTACATGAATGTATTTAGTCATCAGTCTGCCTAGACTCAGTGTAGGTTAGGTTGTATTTATTGGCAATTTCTTCTGCTTTATCTTCCGCTTTAAAACCTTCGGCATCCTAGTTAAAAGGACTGTCGTGTAAAGTCTGCATTCTAAATAACAAATACTCGTCAAGTTCGCAAAGAATAGACTTGTGACCTACCATCAACATGTAATCTGTGATTTCAAAAACATTACCTTTAAAATCACCAAACTCCTCTTGTTCCTCGTCAGTCATAAGTGCACCTATAGCACACATAGAGCCATTGTAAACACAGGCGTCACCGTTTTTATCTAAACTACGTCCTTTAAGGCTACGCAGGTGTTCCATCATCTTGTCAAAGGCTTCTTGGTTAGTCATCTTTAGTCTCCTTCGTGTGAAATCCAAACAACAGCAGCGTCCCCGAACTCTTTATTAGGCTCATGTGCGCCGTAGAACCATTCGGTGTTTACGTTTAGGTCTACTTTAACCTCTTCAAGCGTATTAACATCGTCGCACCCACCTTCGTAGCCGCCAACAACCACTGGCATATCTTTGGGGAAGTTCTGAAGTTGGTTGATAAACTCTTGTACAGTCATTTGTTAGTCTCCTTCGTGTGTATGTCTTATGTTTACAGTGATTCTCTTGGTTAGTCAAGAGTTAAATAAGGTCTGCATCAGCTTCCGCCAGTTCTTCCATAGCCTTCACACGTTCCTGACACCGCATCTCAAAATCTATAATCTCTTGGAACATCTTAGGGTCATGCACTTCTACGTGGATCAGAATACTGTGCAAAGTAGCTCTGAGATTACCTGCTTGACTAGCTTGACAGTCAGGGTACATCTCCTCAGCGGAACGGATCAGATCATTGCGGTGGTATTTAGTAGCTTCAGTCATTTCTTAGCATCCTTCTTAGATTTAAGTGATTCTCTTATGTACTGCAACCAGTGTATAACATCATCATGGGGGTCGTCAATACCAGTCATCATGTTTACTTTCATAGCCTAGCTTACGTGCTTCCTTGACTTGGCTACTGGTAAGGTCAACCTCTGTTCCAGCATAAGGGCCGTCTAGCCACACACCTACGTAGATACCGTCATCCATAAGTGCAAGGTCAACCTCTAGCTCATGTTCGTATTCGTCGGTTAGGTACACTCGTTTGTCTTCAAACACTCGTTTGTCTTCGATAATCATTTGTTGTCTCCTTCTGAGGCTTCTTCGATTGCTTCGTCTATCATACCTTCTGCGATTCCTGCGTAGCCACGGTCAAGGTTTACTACATCAAGAATGTTGTACTCTGTCCACATAAGAGGATCACCTGAACTGATGTATTCTTTTACCTCTGCAAGTGTTAAGTTGTCTATACGGCTCTGGATTGTCTTTCGTACTGAAGTCATTTGTTAGTTCCTTTCGTTTCTTTATACACCAACTCTGGTCATTGTAAAGAGTTTTTCTGTGCCTTTTTTAGACCCTGTGTCTTTAGTTAAGCTGTTAGTGACAGTTTTTTCCCAAACAC